TTGTAAATCATCTTGCCCTTTCTTATCAGACCAAGTTGGAAGAACAATTCGATGCATGGTGTCAGGTACATTTTTGACAGTAATTTCCATGATACCGGTCTGAGGGAAGCTGGTTTCAACAGTAGGATTAGGTTTTTCTAAATTGAAAGTGGTTCCGTTTAAGCCAATCATCTTACCATCTTTATTTTCATAAGTATGAATGTGATAAGTTCCATAGCCTTTGTGATTTGAAAGTTCAAATTCAGTAATATCTTGTCCTGCATTGTACCATTTGATATCATCTTGTCCATTTTCATCAGACCAAACAGCATGTAGAATATTAGAATTTATTTGGTCTTTGTTGCGATTAAAGTGAATTTGAGCGGTTTTCCCTAGGATATTAGAAGTGACATTAATGGCTGGTTTATCGAGAGTAAAGGTTGTTCCATTCAGCCCAATTAATTTTCCATAGAGATCAATATAGGTATGAACATGAAAGGTTCCGTAACCTGGATGGTTACTCAGGTCAATGTCAGTGTTAGTAGTTGTTGTTGACGGTGCTTCATACCATTTGATATCATCCTGTCCGTTCTCATCAGACCAAACAGCGTGGAGAATACGATGAGGTTCTTGAGCTTGTCGATCTCTTTGTCCTTCACGGCGAGTTCGTCGCCCTGGTTTTTGATCGTGGTGAGGAGGGCATTGAGCTCGTCGTTGTCGATTTCGAGGGGATAGAGGTCGTTGACGCGCGGGATGAAGTCGCGGAGGATGTTCATGTAGTTGGTAAATGCGTCGTAGGGCGAGGCGTAGATGCCGCGATAGCCGCCGTAGCTGTTGGCTTTCGTGGAGATGAAGCGCAGGTTGTTCGAGGCTTGGAGATAGTCCCAGTCTTGGCGCAGGCGCTTGTCGCCGCCGATGCGCACGCGGTCGGCCACGGAGTAGAGTTTGTCGAGGGCTTCCTGCTGCATGATGTTGCCCACCCAGGGCGAGAGGTCGCGCTCTTCGTCGACCCACGTGGTGGGATATTCCACGGGCAGCGGACCTACGCTCTCCAAACTGTCGCAGAGTTCGGAGGGGGTGGCGAAGGTGATGCCGTGATTGCGCAACTGTTCGGGCAGTGCCTTGAAGAAATCGAGGATATTGCTCGAAAGGGGTTGGAACATACCGAGGGCGCAGAGCTCCATGAAGAGGCAAACGACGGGTTGGTCGGCGGGTTGTTCGGCGATCCAGCGGGCGTAGGTCTCGGCATAGAGGGGGTATTCGTTCCAGGAGCGGTCGTTGGAACGATAGGTGGGGTCTTCGGGCACAAGCCCCACACGTCAGCGGAGAGCCCCAGGGACGCCCGGGGTGTCCCGTCCCGGCCGGTGAACACGGACAGGCGGGGCCGGCCGGTCACCGTCAGGAGCGTCCCCTTGAAGACGTTCTCGGCGAACGCCTCGGCCTCCTCGCCCCACACGGACACCTGCACCCACAGGGTGTCTCCGGCGTCCTCCCACTGGTTGGTGTTCCGGTTGAAGCGGCGCGGCGTCCAGGGCACGTCGACGTTGGCGACGGCCGTTCCTGACGGCGTGAACCGCAGCTCGGGGTCACGGGAGGCGTACCCGGTGACCGTGAGGCTGGCGTCGGGCCTGGTCATGGCCTGTCTCCTTTCCGTCGGCGGCCGATGATGAATGAGAGGGCGGTGAGGATGATGGTGCTCACGCGGCCTCCAGGGCGGGTGGGGTGTCGGGGATGATCCGGCACAGGGGCGGGCACAGCAGCTTCGGGATGGACCCGACCATGCCGTCGCGGGAGATGTAGATGGCCTCGACGATGGCCGGCATAACCACGTTGCAGCCGACGGTGGCGATGGTGACTGGGGCGCCCTGGTGGAGGACGCGGTCACCGGGGCGGAGGTCATCGAAGTTGACGACCTCGACGAGGTAGGTGGCGCTCACTCCTCGCCCTCCTTGTCCTTGCCGGCGGCCGCTGCGGTGAGAAGCCGCATGAGGATGCAGGCCAGGCAGGACCCGTCGCAGTCGTCCTCGTCCTCGGTCTCCTCCTCGCCGTCGACGTCGTCGGTGTCGTCGTCCGTGGTGCCGAGGCTGGCGAGGATCGCGGACTTGGCGACGGGCACGACCTCCTCCCACTCGAAGATCGCGTCACTGGGGAAGCCGTGGACCACGGCGTATTCGACCCTGGGGCCGTCGAGGAGACGGAAACCGTGTCCGCCGTCGATCCGGTAGGCCAGGGAGCCGTCGATGCGGTTGCCGTTCTCCGTGCCGCGGATGATGCGGATGAGGTCAGCGTCGGGCCACACCGGCTCCTCCTCAGCGGTCTCCTCCTCGGTGGGCTCCTCCGGCACGACACGCAGAACACAATCCGTCGGGAAGGAACGGTGCTGGCCCTTCGAGTCACGGTAGTAGAGACGGTGAGGCACACAGCTGGTGACCGCCTCAATGACAATGCGCTCCCCGTCACTGCCCAGGATGGTGTCACCCGCCTCAACGTGGGCGATACTGACGGTCTCAACGGTGGTGGTGATGCGAGTCATTTGGTGGCCTCCTCAGGCTCTCCGGTGGTGATGTAAGCGGCAATGGCGGACCCGGCGGCCAGGGCCTCGAGGTTCGCGGTCTGCGCCTCCGACAGGCGCACCTGCACCGTCGGGGAACCAACAAGCTCGGTGATCGCGACGCCGTCGGGCATCTCACCGGTGCTGGCAATCAGCGCGTTCAGGTTCGCGGCGGCTGAGAACCACGGGGCGACCGTCTCGACCATGGCGTCAGGGTGGTTCGCCTTGACCCAGGCGGTGAACGCCTTCTCGTCGGTGACCTTCAGGACCTCGCGGGGCTTGGGGTCAGTCACGCTCACGGTGCCGACGTCGAGGCCGCCGACGTAGGCGTGGAGCTTGCCGCCGGGACCCATGTGCTCCAGGAGCGACGGCTTGGTGTCGTCCATGGCGGCCTTGGACGCCTTGGTGAGCCACTGGCCGACAGAGGCGCGCACGAGCGCCTCGGCCTGCCCGTACTTGGGGGTGTCAGTCATTGGTGTTCTCCTCTTCGATGATCTCGCCCTCGACGACCTCGACGTCGACGGGCTCCTGCGGTTGGGATTGGGGTTGGGGTTGTGGGATGCGGGCCGTCAGCCATGCGGTCAGCGCCGGCGGGTCGGCGGTGCCGCCCTGGTCGATCCACTCCCGGGCGATCTGCTCGGGGTCGCCACCGAACTTCCTGACGAACCGGTGTACGAGGTCCTCGCACTCCTGCCTGAGCCGGGCGACCGTGTCATCCGCGCCCAGGTAGTCCTCCGCGCCGGGGCCGTGCTCCTCACCACCGATCTCCTCGGGGGAGTAGATGATCCCGAACAGGCAATCTGATGCGCCCTGCCTACAGACCTCGGTGATCGCCCTAGACCGGAGCATCTGCTCGGGGTAGAGGGACCAGGGGCCGCGCTGGCCCCACAACTGGGCCCGGCGTGCCCGGGCCTCGTCCCACACAACCTCGTAGGTGAACTCCGGGTCGTCGGCGCGCACCAGCTGGGCGCGGACGCTCATGCCCTCCTGGATGATGCGGAGCTTGTGGCCGGCCTTCCTGACCACGGACGCCATGAGGTCGGCGCTCATGGTGGGCTTGCCCTTGATGACGTTGATGCCGTTCAGGGCCGCGATGGGCTTGATGCCGAGGGACTGGCCGTACTCGATGGCAAGCAGGACGTTGGCCGGCTGCTGCCGGTAGGCGTCGGGCAGGAGACTCGACGCGGCGAGGCTCTTGGCATAGGCGATGCGGGCCTGCACGGCGGCCGGGGCCAGCGAGTCCTCCCTGACGACCAGGGCGCTCGGCGTTGACTCGATCATAGCGGGTAGCTCCTTACTCGGCTCGGCATGGGTGCTGGTGAGATGCAGGGGTGGCCGGCGGCCACCAGCTCGGCGACGGTGGGGTTTCTGCGCGGCTTGGTCCTGGGCTGGACGCCGTTGCGCCTGCGCCTGGCGGTGGATCGCAGCTTGTTGCTGCACGTGCGGCAGAGGCCCTTGCCGTGGTGGGGGCGGGTGTTGGGCCACTCGTCGACGTCGGCGCTCCTGGGGCGCAGGCGAATCCCGCAGTCGTCGCAGTGCTGGGGGACACCCCAGTCGACTTCAACTCTCACCGGTCGCCCTCCTCGCTGAGGCGGTTCACGAAGTAGAGGGTGCGGAACAGGCCGACGCGCACGCGCCCGGAGTACTCCCAACCCTCCTTGATGTAGCGGCGCACGAGGAGCCAGCCGAACAGGCTCCAGGAGGCCAGGACCTTGAGGTGGTAGACAGCGACCGGGTTGCCGGCGTCGTCGTAGGACCGGTAGTGGCCGCTCATGCCTGCATCTCCTTCTCGGTGGGCACCCAGGCGAGCGTGACGGTCCCACCCATGGTGTCGAGGTCGATGCTGTCGACCGTGTCGTCCTTGGTGGGGGTGAGCCACAGGGAGCGGCCGCTGGCGTAGTCGATGCCGATGCGGGTCCAGGCCAGGCCCTTCGCGCGGATCACCGTACCGATGGGGAGGGCGTCTAGGTGGTCGCAGTGCAAGGGCCCGTGCCAGTCGTCGTCGGTGAACTCCGCGATGATCTGAAACAGGGACTCCTGTCTACGTGCCTCGGCGTGTCGGGCGTCATCGACCGTGTTGACGCGGTCGTAAGCGTTGAGCAGCTGGGCGCGCAAGCGCTCATTCTCGGCCTGGAGCTCACGAACAGCCTCCGTCTCAGGCACGTAGGAGAAGTTGCTGGTCTCGACTCTCCGGCGGGGGAGGATTTGGGGGATTCTCATTGGTTCTCCTTGGTAGGGGTGTGGTTGGGGCAGAAGACGATGTCGTAGTTGTCCTCGTCGATGAACCATCCGAGGACGCTCGCTGTTGAGTGGAACTCCCGGATGTCGCTGGCGTCCTGGGTGAGGCCCGGTGGACGCTCGGGCAGGCGGATGGTGTGGCCGCACCCGGGGTGATCGCAGGACATTCGCGCCTGCACCTGTGTGGGGACGACGCGGATCACGCGGCCGCCTGGGCGTCGATCATGCGGGCCATGGCCCGCTCGCGCGCCTGCATGGGGCCGATCACCTGGCAGGCGGGCTCCCCGTCGGCGAACAGGGTGAGAAGGTGGCTGGCCTGCTGGGCGGTGTCCTCCTCGAGCGCCTTGTGCGCCGGGGTGTCCTCGTCGGCGGCGCACGCCGCGCAGGTGCGGTCGCTGGTGTCCCATTCCTCGAGGGCCTCCTGGCCCTCGTCGTCGAGGAGGTCGCGCAGCATGTACAGGCCGGCGGAGACCACGACGATGCGGTCACCGTGCTGGACGGCGAGCCGGTCACCGACCTTGAGGCCGGCCTGGCCGACGGGCCAGGCGGACGCGCCTGGGTGAGCCGTGGACTGGACGTAGACGATGCGGCTCATCGCTTGGTCACATCCCGCCAGGTGAGCATCCAGCCGCCGTGCAGGACGGTCTTCCACTCAGACGGCCACTCGTCCTGCACCTTCTCGGCCAGGTCCTCCCCACCGATGACACGGGCCGCGCCCATGAGGTCCTGCTGGGACCGGAACGCCATGTAGCCGGGGTTGGCGCGGTCATGCCGGTACTCGGTGTCCAGGGGGATGATGTCGCGGTCGATGAGGTCGCCGACGGTGGTGTGGTAGTCGCGGAAGGACAGTCGCAGGCTCATCGGTCGCGCTCCTTCTCGGCGAGGGCGGCGAAGATGACGAGGGCCGCGGCGGCGAAGCCTGACCAGACGATCATGTGCTGGCCGAACCACATGGAGGACAGGGCGGCGGCGATGCCGATGGCACCGGCGACGCAGGCGGCGATGTCGTAGCGGCTCATGCGGCTTTCGCCTCGCCCCATTCGGGGTCCTCGACCTGGGAGGCGTCGACGATGGCGGCGATGAGGTCGCGCAGGCCGTTGCGGCTCAGGGGGACGTCGGGTGTGGTGGCCTCGACGGCGAAGGTGGTGGCCTTGCCGGCCTCGGCCAGGGGGGTGATGGTCACTCCGTGGGCGGCGTGTGGGCGGCCGACGGCGACGTGCTGGTCAGCGTCGACCGTGGCCCATGCGGTAGGGTTGGGCATGATCTTCCTTCTTGGTAGGGGGGATGGTCACTGGCCCGGCGGGACGGCACTCCTGCCGGGCCTTCTTGCTTGGTAGGGGGTGGGCGGCGTCAGCCTTAGGCGGCTTCGGCCTGAGCCACGAGGGCGGTGGGGGAAATGTCGAGCTCGGCGGCGATGCGGACTACCTCGTCGACGGTGAGTCCTCGCCCGTGCTTAGTGAGTCGGCGGTGAAGGGTTGCGTTGGGGATGCCGGTCTTCTCAGCCATTGAGAAAACCGAGAGGTTGTTTTCCTGGATTTGTTGGTTAATGACCCCTACCAGGCGGGAGGTCAGTGGTTCGGTTCCCATATGAAAACCATATGTTGCGCTCGCATACCTCACAACATCCTGGGAACTTCGTTACCTACGTGCAACTTTGGGTTGCGTATGGCAACATTAGTGTCATGGCTACCATTGACAGGAACCCGTCAGAGGGTCTAAACGCCGCCGTAGCAACCGAGTTGCGACGCGAACGCGCCGCACGTCAGGTCACCATCGACACCATCGTGGAACTGACGGGCCTCAGCCGAAGTACCGTCCTGAACACGCTCAACGCCAAGCGTCTCCTCGGCGTCGAGGCGGTCGCCGCCATTGCCCAGGCCCTCGGGGTCAGCGTCACCACGATCTTCTCCCGCGCCGAGGTACGCCTCGCGTCCGACCGCCGCAAGGCGGCCTTCGCCTGACCGCCCCAAGGCACACAAAATGAGGCCCCCACCATCATCGGTGGGGGCCTCACTCGTTCCCTGGGCTCAGACCTGCTTGGTCAGGATGTAGTCGACGCAACCGGGGCTGAACGACAGCAGGCCCCGCTTGTGCTCCGAGACGATCACCCAGCCGTCATCCAGGAGCCGGCCGAGCTTGCGGGCGTGGCTCCTGCTGCGAGGGTTGAGGGTGACGCGCTTGGTCTTCGTTCTCATGATGGGCTCCTCCTCGGGATGGTAGGGGTGTTATGTGAATGTTACGCCGCTGTGAGTAGGGGCACCAGCGGCAGCCACCGCTCACGGCAGCGCAGGCACGTCGCGTGCACGCCGTCGAACAGGGCAACACCATGGGAGCACGCCGGGCACGCCGTGTCCCCCTCCAAGCCCCGGATCACCCTGACCGGCTCGGCCAGGCCCTCGACCTGGTCACAGCGGGCCAGCAGCCGGGTCACGGCACGCCCCGTGTCCCACAGGGTCTCGAAGTCGGCCGCCTCCACGGCCGCCGCCGTCGCCGCCCGGCC